TAATCGCTCCACCCGTTGAATGTATTACAAATACTGCATTCGGGTTGCTTTGTCCGTCAAGATTAAGAATCCCAGCTACCGAAATAGCTCCAGCTACACTATAAACCCCAGCGGTTAATGTTTCGCCAGAACCAAAAGCAAGCCCGTGGCTAGGATTGGTAACTGTTAATGAGGTTATGTCCGCATAGATTAGGTTTAAGTCTGCTTTTGCGGTTGCTGTATTAAATACGGTTGTGCTCGCTGCGTAGGGTATGTGATATTGAGCATTAAATTGAGCTGTATAAACTCCTGTGTCCTGTAATGTGATACTCATGCCGTTAACAATAACATTAGAAGTTGAGCTTATATTAGTAGGTACATTGTTTGATACAAAATCTTTTCTTCCTGCGCCACCGACTAGAAGCCCGTTTATGCTTTGCAACTCTTCTAGCACCTTGTTTTGCGTCTCTTCTGCCGCTCTTAGTATCGTGCTTTGTATTTGCGCCAAAGGGACTAATTGGTGCAATGCACCTGTTTGTGTATCCGAAGTTTCTGGAAAGGTAGAAAAGCCAAGTGCTCCAGCGCTTCCGTCTTCAAAGGATATAGAGTCTATAGCGGCAAAGTCAGACGAAACAGGAATGAAATACAATTCAGCTTCACTTAATGCGGCATAGTAAATGTCCGATTGAAGCGTATTGAATAGCTGCGCCAGCTCCTTGGTTGTTTCCGCTTTGGCATTAACCGTTAAATAAGAAACACTAACGCCGTTTATTTCCTGTGTAAAATCCGTAATATCTTGATAAGGCGGCGGATCTCCTTGTGCTTGAATATCTAAAATATAGCCAATTTTCTTTGCCTCTAGCCTTTCGTTTGTTTCTGCCGTAGAGGTAGAAATAGAACTAGCTGAATTTTTAATATCATCGGCAATTACTATTTGTTCGTCTTGCTTTGCTATCGAAGCGTCACCGCCCGAGCCACCTCCAGAAGCACGGACAAAGTACTCGTTATTTAACTTATTTACGAGTTCGTCTCTAGTTCCTACCCAAAGAGTAGGCGCACCGCTTACGTCTTGCACTTTCAATGTACCGTCAAAAACGATACTAGCAGTAGGTTTTCCTTTTGCGTCTAAAAACTGTATAACGTCGCTAATCGGTAAGCTCTTTGTAATGCCAACAGCAACGCAATCGACCGAAAAGGTTTCTATTATTTGCTTTCCAACACCAAAGGATTCAATTACGATGTTTACTGCTCCTGTTTGAGCTTGAATTATTTTAGCCATTTTATATTTTTTTAATTATTTGGTAATCTCTTGTATTTAAAGCCTTTATTATCTGTAAACTATTTTCTTGCTCAATATCATTAATCCCATACTTTACAATTAAGTCTATAAGGTCGGATTTGGCGACGCTTACGTTTTCGTTGATTAAGTAAGCTTGTCTTGCTTCATTTTCATTATTTATAATTACATCATAAATAGATTGAGGTATAACGCCCGTATTTAAAGAAGTGGTCAGTTTTTTAGACCAAAAAGAATAGTTTTTCTTAGGTTCGATTACAATGTATTCTTCAATTTGAGTCTCTTCTTTGTTTGCAGACAAGTAAGAGTATCCTAAAACCAAAGAAAGCTTATGTATTTCCTGTTTTTTTATCTTAAAACTCATTAATATAGGGGTTTTACTTGTACTTGAAATTCTGTGAAAATCTCGTATCCTGTCGTGGTTGGCACTCTTAGTTTTACAGTGTGAATTGCCGTATCTGGAAGAGTAGCACTAAAGGAGCCTAATAATTGAATCGTAGAAGGCTGTATACTTGGATTCGTAAGAACTACGCCATCTAGCAATGTTTCGGCATCGCCTAACGCTCCAATATTACCCAATTCTGGATAGCCGCCTAAGGTTGTGACTCGGTCGTACTTGTAGGAGACTCCTACCGACATAGGGTTAAATCCATTTGTTAAATTTAGTACGTTTAAATATTGCAGCACTTCATTTGCAGGGTCGGGCGCAAATGTGAAATTATCAGTATCAAAACTGCCTCTGTAATTAGAGCCTATATAGCCAGCAGGAGTAGTAAAGACGCCACTATACCCGACCTCTGTCAATGACGTATTCCTAATTATATAAGTATTCGAATAAGAATTAAAAGACTCTAAAACAACAGTTGATACAGTTGAAGAGGCACCAGAAGGAAGAATTATTTTTGTGTCAGAAATTGTGCTTAATGTATTTTTTTGATTATCCTTGCCTATTGTTGTGATTCCATACTCCTTGGTGATTGGGTCCAAAACGCCTGCCGAATGAAACGCACCCCAAGCTGTATAAACCAAGGCTAAGGTTGTTTTCTGAAACTCGCTGCCATCAATAGATAATTCAAAACGTAACGAAACGGCACGATCTTCTGTTTCGTCGCTATAGTATCCATTGTCACGAGCAAAAGCCCCTTTGTTGAATCTAATATTATTTGTGTGCCCTATCGAATCTAAGACATTAAAATAGTCCCAAATATTTTGCGTTGACTGCCAGTTGTTCGAATCACTAAAGAGGTCTCCAAAATTACCACGAAATACACCTACTAAAGATTCTATTATATTACTTGGTGTTGATAGTTGAGATTCTGCATAAACCCGAATAACGACATCGCCACTAGCGGCAGGGGTTATTCCATCGGCTTCATAGTAAAGCTGCCAAGTTTCAAAAAATAAATCTGAAAGTATAGCAGTTTGGAATCGTGCCTCTCCGTCAATATCCTTAGATCCGTTATTGTCATTATCGAAATAAGCTTCTTTTGAGGCTTGATTTATAAAGACCGAATCGTTATTTCTAGTAATTGGTTCGTTCTCGAATGTAATATCAACCTTTTGAACGGGTGCAAATTCTCCCCCCTGGTCCTCTATGTCGATATTTGTAATCGAAAATACCTCTCCAGTATCTATGTATTTTATTTCTTTTACATCGTGCTTGTCGATGGTTTTTAAAAAAGCTAATAGAGGCGAAATAGCTAATGTGTTTACAATGAATCGTTGAATAGATACGTTTTGAGTCCGTTTACTTTGCCCGTTAGAATCTATTGATGTTTCGATTATGTCCGAGAAGGTGCTTCTTTTTAAGTCTCCACAGAGGTAGAATACATTTTTGTAGTCAGCACCCCAAAAGACGTTTAAAGAAAGGTCTTCGCAACCTCCGTTTGATTTACTGTAATTGTATGCTGTTATCTTTGCTCTCATTTTGCTGACTTAAATAAAAGCCCGAAAAGCTTGCACTCGTCGGGCTTTATCGTATAATACATAAAAACTAAATCCTTTTCTATAACGGGTTGATTAGGCGGTCGGGTGCATTTTTCGCTTTGAATTCAATGTTGAACTGAAAATATTCAACAGCGTTTTCCCCTTCTGGTTGCATGAATTCCACACTCCATTTAGTAGCGGTAATTCCCCCGTCTTTACCGTAAATATACCCACCCTCTGTAGTGTAGGCGATTAGCGGCTTTATTTGACCACATTGTACACTCCTTAAGTAATCGTAAGTTGCAGCCGTAAAAGTATAAAGCTTAAAACTTATTGGATAAACAGAAGGTAGTTTTTGTTTTTGGAAGCTACCTAGTTCGATTTCGTTTTCCGTAGGCTCTCCTACGCTACCGATTCCGAATACTTGCTTTTGCGCCACATCTAATGCGTCGGTATTGTCTATACTGAAATCTAAAGCCGAAAGCCCCACGCCCCAATTATCAATTGGCGTTCCTAATGTTGGATGCCACCAAATTAAACTTTGTATTTGCGATAAATTAATATCGTTACAAAATTGATCTTGCGCCCCCATTGCGCCTAACGTGCCATCTGGGCAAGTTATATCACAAGATACGCTAAATATATTGTCGCTCATTTTATTCTTTTTAAATAGTTACTTTTATCATTTGATTACTTTTCGTGCAAACTAAGCAGTCTGTTACGGTTGAAGGCATATAATAAACTATATTATCAATAGCAGCAACGTATATTTTCATATACCGACCTCTTATTTCGTACATCTTTTTAGGGTCTTGAAGCATGGTGTAATGATTAATCCTACTACTATTCAAGATGCTGTTAATTAAATTAACAACGCACTTTGCACGTAATCCGTCCGCTAAAGCCATTCCTAGAGCTACATTTTCGCCCGTGTCGGTTGCAAAAGGTTGATTAGGTTTTTGCGCTAAATTACACAACCAACTATAATAGTCGCATTCGAACGAGGCGTTTACAAAAAGCCCATTCATTGTGCTGCTACTGCCTTTTATTTTGGTCTCTACTTCTGGTACCGTATCGGCTTGAATTCCTCCTATATTGCACATTAGTTGCAAATAAGGATTACGCTCAAACTTGCTGCCGTTGCAACATACTTTGATTTGAGATTCGTTACTAACTGGATTCGCTCCAACGGGAACGGTGTAAAGAAAATAAATACGCTCGTTTAGATCGTCTCTAATTTTTCCTAAATCAATAACCAATTCAGTAGCTAATGTCGCCTTAAAAAACTGTTTATTGCCCGTTACTGTCGCAGTAGACACGCTAAGGGGTATTGTTAAGTCTAAGCTAGAATAAACGCTAATATCTACATCTAAAGAACCAGCTATACCGTTAAAAAATGCCAAATCAATAGATTGAATCTTAATTTTACCGCCCTTTATTCGATAAGGTTCAAAATAAAATCCTGCAACACTACCTTTTACCGCCTTTGCGGTTTTATAGTAATCGTCGCCGATATGGTCAAATGGTAAAAACTGATTATGCTTAGTGGCTTGTGAAGCCATTAGGAAATCCTTAACGAAATCCCTAACCGCTCCACCTCTGCCATCTACTCCATCTCTGGACTGTATAACTAAATCCCAAATGCCGCCATTCTCACAATCCGCAGAACTGCCAACTATCCTCAAGGGGACGGTGTCAGCCTGTGAAATATAAAGCCCACTAGTTGACTCGTTAAGGTCTTCGAAGCTCGTAGGCTTCGTATTATCCCAGCAGTCGCAACCTGTGCCGCTTAATCCTACTATTTTAGTTAGACAGTCCAAATTTAAAGGGCTTTATTGATTCTGATAATACCTGTATTGTCTCCAATGACAGGGGCTAAAGCAAACATAGAACACATATCTAATTCGTAAGTGTGATCGTGGCTTACTTTTCCGTTGTTATTGATCGCAGCATTACATTCTTTTTGATAACGAATGTCAATTCTTGCATTTTGAAGTGTTCCGTTATTTACAAACTGGACATTTCTTAGCGTTTTACCGCCGTTTTGATGATTGTCGTAGTAAGTAAATGGAACGCTAAAGATTTGAGTTCCTTCTTTATCTCCTGTTGGCGTTGCCGTTGCAGGATATTCAGAATAAAAGTAAGATGCAATAACATTTGGATCAACTAAAAACACTGACTCCGCACCGATAATTGTATCTAAAAAGTTAACATCATTGTACATTTTATTACGATCAAACATCGTAACAAAAGATCTTTCGTTGTCATTTAATGAGTGACTTTGCGCCAATGCCTTTGGAACCCGAAGCGCACGACCAGCCATAATTAAATAATTCTCTGGTAATCCCTTCATGTGAGCCAACATATCAAAAATAGCGACAGTGTCCGCAGCTTCCGCACCTTTCCATTTGTCTGCGCCTGTGATTGTATACTCTCCAGTAACGCCGTCGATAGTTACATCATCTGGAACGTCGCCCATTGCGATACTTTTATTCGCCTCTAACTCTGTAATACAAAATTGATTAAAAGAGTTAGCGTAAAGGTGCATTTTATGACCTAAACCAAAAGCTAATTCATCGGAAAACTTGGAAGCGTTATCACACTTTTCATCGTTTAACCTTACTTTTTGCTTTAGATAGTAATTAAGCTCGTACTCTTGCGATTCAGTACCTACGCCATCTCCTGTAGATAAGTCACATTCACTAACCAAAGGAACTGCGCTACCTGTTGGGATGGTTGTATTGTCTGCCGTGTAAAACCAAACCTTTAGCGACATACACTTAACACCGCTTTCGTTCATAATCGGCATTACATTAGTCGTTTGGTTCATTAATAAACCGTCGGCTGTTACTGGCTTAAGGTTAAGCTCTGGATTTACCGTTGCTCTCGTCTTAAAGATATTAGACATTTTAATCAAAGTTGTTGATAAAACGCTATTCGTGAAATTTCCCATAATTTATTTTATTGCTCCGATTGTGCTCGCTCTTCGATTTTAGCAGCTATAAAGTCGGCTTTTTGTGTTAATCCTTCACCCTCTGCCGCTTGGTAATCGCCAAGAGTAAGAGCTTCGATTTGTTCTTTTGAATACCCGAAATCTACACCGTTTTTACCGTCAACTACTGGCGGTTTTTTGTTTGGAGTACCTTCGGTTGGATCTGTAAACTCTACAGGTGCATTTGCCTTTAAATAGTCCGCAAATTCGTAATTTTTAGACGTTTGAGGGTTAACCAAAGGGTCTCCATCTTCATCTAAAACCACAACCTTACCATCAACTATTTTATGAGGCAATTGACCTAACATACTTTCAAGAGTTTTATTTTGTAGGTCTTTAAGAGCTTGTTTGGTGGAAAATTTACCTCCAATTTCACTCAAAACACCCATAGTTATACCCTTAACCGATTGTAGGTTCTTGTATTGATTAAACTCCTGGTCCTTTGCATCGTACTTGTCGGCTTTTTCCTGTAAAGCCTCCGTGTGTGCTTTTACAAAAGGGAGTTTTAAAGCATCTTGTAGAGTTTTGATTTCTTTTGAATCTTTTGAATCGCCTTCATTAGCTTTTTGACTTTCTTTAATTTCGGTTAGCATTTCTGCTTTTAATTTACCCTTGAATTCAAAATCTGGGTAAAGCTCCTTAATTAAAGATTCAGTTACTACGGATTCTTTACGGATCCCTTTACCGATAAGGTCTTTTTGTTGCTTATTATTGAAAGTTACAATCAAAGGCGAAATAGCTTTAATTGGGTCAAAATCTTCCGTTTCACCGTCCAATAAAGATTGAACGTCCTGCATTAGTGTTTTATCGCCGAGAAGCGATACAGCTTTTAAAAAAGCTTCCTGTGTTATTGTCTTCATGTAATATACGGTTATTTTTATAAAATGTTAGTTTTTACCCTTCTTTTCTTCTGCTTCCAAATCCGCCGCACCCATACTAGGTGTTTTTTCGGGCTTAACCTTTTCTTTGAATTCAAAAAAATTAGGACGCATTTTTTCTAGTTTCTCCTTTTCTTTAACTGTACAAGGTTGCCAGTCTGAATGCACTTTGTGATGCTTGTCCGTTGATTTAAAGAACCATTTTTCATTTGCCATATTATAACGTTTTTAAGTAATTGATAATTCGTTCTTTTTTGTCTTCACCCAATTCTTTTGCCATTTCATTGGCACTAGCACCGTTTTTGTGCATTTCCTTGACCTTGCCTTTGTCGATATTTGAAAGGTTTTTTTGTGTCTCTACAATTGGTTCGACCTCTACGGTTTCGGTTACTACAGGGGTAGGCTTTTTCATGCTAGGCGTAGGCTTTGGAGAAGAAAACAAAGATAAAATTTCTTGCATTTCCTCATTCAAGCCATTGCCATCAATGTAGTACTGTTCAAATTTCCGAGTTCTAATAACCCTTTGAAGCTTTTGCGCTGCTTGGTTTGCTTGTGCTGTGCTATCGTACTTTGCGGTAGTGTTGTGATAGGTGTTTATTTGACGAATAGCAACCGCTTTAGAGGTTTGTCCGTACTTTAAATCATCTAACAAAAGGCTTTCTTTGCGCCCAAAAATACCGCCTACTTTATTTTTAATAACTCTACAAAAGGCAACTTTACCCTGTCGTACTTCTTTTGGGAAATTTACGGACTCCAAAACCCTTAGGTCTTCATCTGTTAATCCTTCTGTGTTCATTTTCCAAGTAGGTACAACGCCTTGGGTTAATTTGTTCTTTCTCATTCTGTTTATTTAATGTTGAATTAATTAGTTTTTATAACTTCTGTATTATCGCCTCTAAGTATCAAGCTAGACCCGTTCCCTTTATCTATAACAATAGGGGCTTCTTTAGTTGCCTTTAATTGTTGTCTTAGTATACTGTTCTGCTCTTTAAATGCTTCTTGAATGCCTAAACTTATTGCTTTTTGTTCTTGCTTTTGCTTTTGTACGGCACCTTTATTTATTGACGTTGATACACGCCTATTTGTATCGCTTATATTTTCAGCTGTTGGGATTGCGCTATAATGATTCGCCAAAACGCCTTCTACTTTTTCTATCGGTACGTTTCTTAGTCCTAATTTTTGGGTTAACCCTTTGTCGAAAACATATTCGTCTTTATGAACACTTCCTGCGACTTCGTATTTCCCCCCTGATCCTGTGTATCCACCATCCGCAAATCCTGCCGCACTTGCTGCGGTTGACTTGGAGGCTACAAATGAACCAATCATTACACCACTTAAAGCGGTTGCCAAGGCTACACCAATTCCGAAAGGAAGCCCAGATAAAGAAGCGTATAGCCCCGAAACGGCAGTAATTAAGTTGCCAGTCTGCAAAGCTGTATCAAGTACAAATTGAGCCTTGGCAGCTTCTTCACGCTCTCTTTGTGCTTCGTCACGGGCGGATTTTTCTTTCTTTAGATTCTCCCTTGCGCCCTCCAAGTCTGCCGCCCGACCCTGCTTACTAAGTTCTAATTGTAATTCAAAATCCTTTTGTGCTTCATTTACGGACTCGTTTTTTTTCTGAATCTCTACATCTAGTAATCGGACACGTTCGCCAACTGCATCTGATATACTTTGCGTTACTTGTTGCAAAGCACCTTGAACGGCTTCTACTTGCCCTTGTTGGTCTCCTGACAAGCCAAGCAATCCGAATAGTCCCGTTCCTTTTTCTGCATCCGTAACAGCTTCGCCCCTTACTTCTGTACCAACACCTTTGAGCCTAGTTTTAAGTAGCTCAATTTGGGCGTTTAAGGCATTCGTTTCTTCTTCCGTCAAGGCTTTATTATATTCCTTATGTAGATTTAAACGTGCAATTTGAAATTTTAATTCCTGCTTAAGCTTTAGATTGTTTTGCTCTTCATTAAAAGCGGTTAATTCTTCTTCTGTTAATTTCGTTGCTTCTAAGCCTTGCTTTTCTATAAGTAATTCATTCTCTAAAAGTAGTTTTTCTTCCTTTGCTTGTGCTTCAAAAGAAGCCGAGCGCAAATCGAATAATTCTGCATCTTCTTTTATCTGCTCTTCTTTTCTTGTGTCTGCAAATTTATTTCTAATTGTCGAAATGCCACTCTGTAACTTCTCTTCATTTAGTAGTGTAAAAACCGCTTTTTCTTGGTTAGAAACCTTTAAGGCTTCAATTTGCCTTGCTACGTCTGCCGCTGCTTTTTCTGCACCAGAAATCGCCCTTTGCTCTTCGTCTCGTATTAGTTGCAATTCTAGTGCTTCACGGGCTTTAATTTCGGCATCAGCGAATTGCTTGCGAACTTTAGCTTTATCTTCTTCTAAAATTTTTTGTGAGTCTATTACGAATTTATTAAACAAAGACGTATTGGTAATTGCTTTTTTGCCTTGCGCTTCTCGCTTTATTGCAATCTTATCTAAGGCTAATAAACGCTTAGTTAATTCGTCACGAATTAGGCTATCGAAAAGGTTTTGCGCTTGTATGGCTCTCTTTTTTCGGTCGTCACTCGCTTTTTTAGCGGCTTTTTCGCTTGAAATTTGAGTGCGAACAATGCTGGCTTCGTTAGACGAAATAAGATTAGAGATCGAAAGTCTTTTTGCTCTTATTTCTATAACTCTTTTTTCCGCCTCCAACTCCTTTGTTCTGTCGGCAAAAACCCGATTAGATAACTTAGTTTCAAGATCCGAAAGTTCGTTCAAAAAACCAGCACGTTCAACCTCTAGCCTGCCTATGCTTTCTTTAAAAACAACAATCTTCTTAAGTCGAGCTTCTTCTTCGCTTAATCCTTGCAAAACCTGTAAGTCGATAGAAAGTAGCTTTCCTTCTTGAAATCCAGCCTCTAAGCTTTTTGATAAGCTGCCAATACTTGCCTCTAGTTCTTTGTTTTTCTTAATAATTTCATCATTATTAAGTCCTAGCTTTTCCGCAAAGAAAGAATAAGCGATTGTTGCCACTCCTGCGACTAGCGCAAAAGCTCCAAAAGGCGTGCCCGACAAAGCAGAACCCAAACCCCCTAAGCCCCTAGCAGCTTGACCGCCTACGCCTGTAAATCTAGAAATCATCGAAACGCTTCTGCCTCCTGCTTTTGTAAACTTAGAGAATCCAGAGGAATTTTTCTTAAGCTGCTTTTCTTGCTTACCTAACGATTTAGTACTTTCGTTTACTCCATTATTGAGCTTGCCAACACTACGAGGCTTAAAGGTGCTGTCTAGGGTTTTAGATAAGTCCTTAGCGGTGCTATCTAAAGCCATTGCTTCTGAGTTCACATCTTCAAAAGATTGAATAATTCCGCTATCATCTGCCGTTATTGGTATTATAATTTCTTCAATTGCCATTCTTTGCGGTTATTCGTTTATGAATCTTTTGTAGGATCTTATAAAACTCTACAATGTATATTTCCTTTAGATAACCAGGGGAGTAATTGCTATTATTTACAATTAAATCAAAGCTATCAAAGGCAGCATCTTCTATTTTGTATATTCTGTCAACAGTTTTTAACTTTCCATTTACTATCTTAGCACTACTGTAGCGCCCTAAACTCTCGTCTTCGCTTGGTCTTATAAATCCGTGTAATCGGTTTTCATAATCTCTTGACAAGCTATCGAAGAATGTAGAGCAAGCGAAAAAAAATCAAACGGGTTTAAATTTTCCTTAATCCAGTCGTCTATTTTTTCATGCGCCAATTTAGGAGACCACGCCTTTAAGTCTTCGCCCTCTTTAATGATGAATAGAGTACAAAGATAGTAAGCTTTAGGTAGTCGCCTAAGGTTGCAAAAATTAGAGTCTTCGGTATTCCCCTTGATTGCATCAACAAAATTAATACAATCCCTTAGGTTTTCGTCTTGCATTTTCGCCCAATCGCCGCCCGTATTCCCCATTAATCTAACTTGATTAGAATAAAGCTTACCTACTTGCGTTGCTATTTGCTGGGGCGTTTGATTTAATGCTAAAGCCGTTTCTATTTGCTGGTACGCTATCTGTCTATTGAAGTTAAAAACATCGCTTGGGGCAAAAACTTGATAATCTGTACCGTTCGCCTTGAAACGTGTTTGAAACTCTCCGTCTTTAATTAAACTTTTAGGTATACCTATAACCTTTATGTCTTCTATTATTTTGTCGAAATTCTCTTCTAGTTCGTCTTTTTTCTCTAACATATTTATACGATTTGATTTAGTTTATTTTTCGTAAGACGCAAGCACTTGAACAATTGCCATTGTAAACAATGGCATTAACGCAAGATACACAATATCAACGTAATTGCAAAATTTGTAATTACATATATAGTAACTACAGGTAATAAAAAAGCTTAACCAGCCACTTAAGCAATGGGCGCATTTTAGCGGCTTCTCTAACCTTAGAGGGTAATAAGCTTTTACGCCGTCAAATATCGACCTGTCAGGAGTCAATACTTCGACCCAAGCCCAACCGAAAACAGCGCAACACAAAGCAACCTTTATAAAAATATAATCTGTCATAATTAAGAGTTTACACAATCTGTTGACGGCAATAACACGAAGTCCCCACCCTTTGCAAGGCATTGGTGTAATTCAAATTGAACGTCAATAGCGTAGTAATCAAATGGATAATAATGATAAGGCGAATTAATAGGATAGGTATATTTCCCGAATATCGTTTTCGGATCCTTCTTGGCAAATCCCTTTGGTTGTATTTGCAACACTTGACCATCATATAAGCCGCCCGTTATCTTTTTATTACGAGTGATGATCTTCTCAATAGGCGGCACGGTCTTAATTGCATCTTTACAATTGTCAATGCCAAGCTTATTTAAGTTAAGCCAAACAACTAAACGAGCCGTCCCGACGAACTTCTTTGTGTAAAAATCATTCCTTATCGACGTTCCTGTATTTTGCATTGGTGTTACTTCCTCCCAATAAACGACACTTAATTTACTGTCGTCAGGCACTAGGTTTTGATAAACCCCAATATTGTTGCAATCAGCAATCGACACGTCACAAGCTACAGGGAATCGCTGTTGAATGCCGTTTGATTCGCCACCATCGGCAATTTTATGCATAGTCTTTACTAAGCCGCCATATCTATCCACAAAAGACAATACCTCTAAGTGTGGACTAAGCTCAGTATCTATTAAGTATTTTATTTTCATTACCTTAAATATTTTGATATTATATTATTTATCCTTTCTTCGTGCGCCTCTTTTACCATTTGCGCTTCATCTTCGCTTACTGAAAGTATGTTTCCGTGCCGCTCGGCTTGATGGCTTAGTATTTCAGCGGCTCGGGTTGTTTGACCGCCTAATGATACCGTTGTAGCGTATTGAGTGTTTTTAATAGTAACAATCCCAAGGTTACGCATCAAGTCTCCACTAAAAGTAAAATTTATCGCATCAGTTGGAAGGTTATTAGCTTCTCTGAGGTCTACATAAGATTGAAACCAAGCGCCCTTTTTTACTTTTTCTTCTGCTCCATCGCTTAGTGATTTTCCTTTAAGCATCCACCTTGGTACTACCGTTTCGGAGTATTGCCCGAATTCCGTGCCGTCGGCATCTTCTTTGTCATTTTGTATTCTATTTCTAACCAAAGCCATTGTGTCATTAGCGATAATAATACTTTCTTCTTCTCTGGTGCTTATTAATTCACTAATCATGCCGCCTATATTATTAACAAAGTCTTCTATATTCATGGGCAACAATTAAAGGTCGTGAACTCTTCTGTGTAATAAGTTGCAATATCTGCGCTACTATTCCCTATAATTAGTTCGCCAACCCATCGGCTTTTTTTACAAGGTACTGGAAATGTAAAATCATCGCTACTTTGATAAATGTATTTCTGGGTTCCGTCATCCAAGACAGACGCAACAAGTGCAACAGACCCAACGGGGGGTACAAAAAAAACGCCTGTAAAATTATTTTTGCCTTTAGTTTCAAGGTACCTAAAGCTAACAAAAACCGCATAAGGTACCCATATTTGAAACGTCGGTGTTCTATCTGTAGGAATATCCCACAAGCCTATAGAATCATTAAATCCTTTGTTTTCGTTACTAAAGATATGATCCTTATTTTCGTAAACAAGTAAGCCGCCCCCCTTTTGTCGCTTCGTAGATCCGTTTATTGCAAATAAATTACTCATTATAGTTAATATTTAAGGTTATTCTTTTTGTTGAAAAACTGTAATTTGCAGAAATTAACGAACCTTTAGCGAAGCCCTTGCCGATTATCCGACTATAAGGGTCAAAGAAATACAAACTACATATCGGCATTTCTACAGGCTCCAAAACTTTCACGGGTTTGTTTTCTTCAAAACCAGTATTGATAAAATTCATTAAACCGCTTCCAAACGGTCTTCTATAAGGAAAAAATTTATTATGCAAAACGCCTGTGCTTTGTGGCATATTTGGCGCATAATCTTCTGTAATGGCTCCCTTTTCTGCCAAAGGGTCGTCTACCTTTAAAGAGTCTTTTGTAATCAAAACATAGCCACTACTCGGATAGGTTTCGGGGTCTTTTATAATACTCTCGACCTCAGTATAAAAGCTGTCAACATTGAACGTCTTAACACCTTCGGCTATCTCGTTGTCGTACTCAATCGGTACGCCTGTAAAATCAATACTACTGTCTTCACTTGGAAACTCTTCCGATCGTGGTATGTCCGTATTGTCGTAACTGTATTTACGGCTCGTTTGATGTTCTGTTACATCGATAACACCTTGACTGAATATATCTTTGTTATTTTCGATAATTAAACGCTTCGTTCGTTCGTCAACTCTCCAGTAGCAATTATATTTGCCCTGTACAGCCCCTTCTAGTAATTGGCTCAATTTTATATCTTGTCTTGTCGCAGGGTTGGAAACGTCGGGGTTTTTAATGTCGTCTATTGCGTGGATTTGAATATCCTTTGTTGTGCTTGGCGTTTCTCCGTTAACGGGGTTGATTTCTTGCGTTAAGAATTGGCTTTGCACGTCCAATTCTGGAACGTCTTTATTTAATCCGTAATTAATCACGTCAACTAATAAGCGTCCGTTATTTAGAGAGATTTCATCCTGTCTTAATACATTAAAATCTATCCAAAAAGATAATGATAACGAGGGATTTGTATAAGTGTCCATTAATACCCAATCTTCATTTAAAACCGTTGTCGTTGGCGGCAAGGGAATAGTTGGCGGTACGCTATTCGTTGTCGTGAACGCAGTAAATAGCAGCAAAGGACTTATTAGTACATCGGGCTTTCTTGACCACGTACAAACTCCTTTTCCTACGCAATTATCAATATATAATTCCCAGCGATTACCAACTGGCTTCTGGGGCTTACCTCCTTGGCAGTACGTTGTTTTCAATTCCCTACCATAAGCTAAGGCACCAATAAAAGGACTACCGCTTGGAAATCTCTGAATATAACTACCATAAAGAGGAGCGTCTTTAGGGTTACTACTTGGGTTTACGTCTATTTTATAATCATAATTCCCTGTACTTTCATACTCAGAACTAACAACATTAGGCGTTTCGAGCATATTAAAGGTCTTGTCGTAATTATCAACTAATCTTTGATATAAACTATCTTGCCTTACTTTACACTCTATTTGTTTGCTATCTACGCAGTTTATGCAATCCCTATTGGTAAAATAGCCTCTAAGTATTTCATAAGTTCCTGTTTCGCTTATCTCGTCAATCTTAAAGGCAACCTTTTGTCCATCAGAGTAATTCATTAAGAACGAATAAGCTAACCCGTCAAACTTAGGGGAACCGTTAAGGATGTATTCGTGATAATAAGCACCCTTTTCAGTCTTTAATGTAATGTCAATAGATAAATCCCCGACATTTAGCGGCTTATGCTCTTGGTTGTCTAAATAGTACTTAAACATACTTATTGATTTATTGTGAACTTCAAAGAAATGCTAATAGGCGCAGTAAAGTATTGATTTGTTGCAATTAATACGCCATGCCTTGAGGAAATGTATAGAAATACTCCCTTTTTTGGCTCTAAATGAAACCCGACCTCAAAGAATGCTATGTGTTTTCGAGCTTCTATTTCGTTGTAATCTACAGAATACCCAACGCCAGCCATTAAGAAGTGATTACCACCTCTTACGCCAAACTCTAAGCGATTGCCAGCCTTAGCGTAAAGGTCAAAATTCCGATTCCCAACCGTCAATTCAAACAAAGGCGAATAGGTGCTTTTAGCGCCCTTGAATTCGTTTAGTTCGTTATTGCACAAGGAGGGCGAATAAGACACACCAATAGTAACAAAAAGCCTGTCTTTGTATTCAAGCTCGCTTTGTTGACCAAAAACAAAAAGCGTATTGATAAGTAAGAGTAAAGTTATTATATTTTTCATGTTTATTTTTTATCGTATGTTGATTTTTCAATGTCTGGATTTACTCTTTTTGCTAATTGGTAGCTTATCCAGTCGTAATCGTGTCTACAGTTATAGCCCCCTGCGTCTATTAAAACGTTCCCGTCTTGGATTTTACCTTTCCAGTCAAGTTCATTCCATCCTTCGATAGTTTCTCTGTTGTAAACGTTGCCGTTTCGTTCGTTGCAAAAATCACGAGTGGTTTCGATTTCACCTCCTGCGTAAATGGCATAGTTTAATTTCAATGCCTTACTAAATCCTTCATCTAAGGTTCTGGAGTAAGATTGAAGCTTGTCGTATCCATTGTTGTAGTGGTAGGACTCTACTAAGCCGAATTTATCTTCACGCCCTTGTATTTGTGTTTCAAGTAAGGTTTTTAATTCGCTTACTTTTTGAGTGCTCGCAATAGCTCCACGAATAGAGTTTTGAATTGATCGTAAGATTTGATTATTATCGAATAGGCTATCAAGTACACCATCTGTCAATAATTGCCCCTTACTATTGACTTGACCAATAAGACTTTTACTTGGGTTGAATTCGTTGTAGTAGCCATTAGTTCGTGACTGAATGCCGCTAAATTGATTGTCGTAATAATCGAACATTGCAACATCAATAACGCCCTTTAGGAACTTTTTAAGATTCTTTGAGGAATTGACTAGCTTTATATTCTTACTAGAATTAACAATAGAGCTGTTTTTTACGTCCAAAGAAGGCAACAACTTGCCTATTACGTAAGACTCTAACTTGTCCTGCATAATGGCAGATTTAGCCATGAGCCCCGTTTCGGACTCTCTAATAAAGGCGCTACGTTTGCGAGCTATTTTATTTAGTTTACTCAGCATCTATATCTAGCATTTCCATGTTACGGACGCTATTCGCCTGAACGGCTGCGTCTGAATATTTTTTCGCATACCCTTCTACGACCGCTTTTTTCTTGTCGTGCGTTAATGTTGTGAATGATTCGTTTTTAGCGATAATAGTATCAGTGATTTCCTTAAAATTAAGAAATAAAGCTTTTTGAATGTTAGAATCTGGAAGACTTAATAAATATGTATCTCTCAATTCAGCGCTTACGGCTCCGAACGGTTGAAACTTACGCATATCATTATAAATTGACATTGCATTACTTTCTGTTCTATTTTGCTTAATAAAGATACGTTCGTTTAGTTTCTCAATAACCTCTGGACTAGCTCCGTTTTCCTTGGCAAGTCCTAATTTTACTAAAAGCTCTTTTTCGCTTTCTAAATCATATTCATTAGGATAAACTAATTCGCCTTTTAAGTCGGCATATTTTAAGTTTGCCGCCATATTCTCGACTATAAACTTAAATACCTTAACAGGGGCTTTTGTGAACTCTTCTAGTGTGTCCTGTGCCGTGTCATAGGCGTTGTTGTTTTCCGTAGCGGTCGCTGCTGCGTTTTTCGGTATCTGCGAAATATCTACACCAAATACCGATTCACATATCTTTTGAGGGGCTTCGTCTACTATCTCTCTTTGAATAGTCACTATTTCCGTTGGAACATTTACATAATGAACAAGGTCGGAGGGCTTAAGAGCTACGCCACTGTCTTCGTCTGGCATTTTCAACAACAATACATCTTGCGTAGATGTAGAAACCTCCATGCCTGTACCGTTGCATTTTGGACACTTTGACTTTGTGGTATTAATTATGCCGCTTTTACAAATCCCACCCTCTGGGGTCCTGTGCTTACAATCTGTATAATACTGAATCTTTTGTAGGAAAATATGCAATTTAAGCAATAAATCAAGGTCGCTTCCTGCATTAACAAGCTGCTTAAACAACTCTAAAGAGGAGTGCCAATAAGAAACGTAAGATCGCCCTTTTGTTAGGTCGTCTAATTTGTAACCTACTCTCGTAATCGAAACGCCTGGCACTTCGTTTTTATATTCCTTTTCAATAAAAAACTTACTGCCAGCCTTGATGCCTTCTGACAAAATTCCGTCTTCTTTAAAGCGTTCGTAGTAGCTTGTCTTTTTGTCTAGGTCAATAATGTACTCTACCGCCAACACTAAGCCAGTAGCCGTAAAATAATAGTAATAATCAACAGTTACAGGTTTGTTCACGCCTTCGGAAACTTCATAAGAAGCCGTATCAACACGTTTCATTATCGCATAATCGACAACCCCTTTGCTTATCTTAAAATCCTTAACCTCAGCGCTGCCAAACATAACAGGCTCGAAATTGCTCTCATTATCGGATACCTCGTGTCGATTCCATAACATAGCATTTGGATCTATGCCGTTATAATGCAACATAGATTGTTCAACCCATTCAATTAAAGGCTGTCCGTCGTTGCCGTACTTTTTTGTATATTGAACGAAACCGTCAACGCTAGAAGGTTTTTTCTCGCTCTCAAAAGAATACTTCAATTTATCTGGTCGATAAACACGACGCATAAAGCCGCTAATCTTTCCAAACACGGCAGTAGTTCTATTTTGGCTTATCAAAACACGGTTCTGGAACTGCTTTTCGCTCTCTCGTGCCGAGTATTGAGCTAAGAGCAATCTTTGTTCAACCCCTAGTGCTATTTGTCCGTATTCTGTTTGTAGCTTATTGACACGTGCGTAATCTTGGTGTACGTAGCCGTTTATAACTCTTCTTACTTGGTTGTCCATTTTTTATTTTATTTAAGTATAGCTAAATAACCCAACGATTCAGGGTGGCAAATTTCGTACTGCAATGCGTCCAAATGATGCCCCCGTTCTTCGATGCCATCTTTATTTTTCTTCTTAAGCAAACGACCCGTTCCGTCGTCTTTACATTCTTCTAGGTCTAGGATTAAGCTTTTGCACTTCTTAGAGATTCGAACCCTAACGGGGAATCGTTCGCCTTGAAAACAAACATTGACCAAGGTCTTACGCCCTAAGCTGTGATGTTTTACACCATCGTATCTAGGGTTTGATTTTGGTATCCTGTCTTCACAAAGGTATTCGGCTTGCCCTAAACCCTTTTTAAGGTCGTGAAAATGACTCTTAGTATCCTTAATGCCTGAGCGCTTCATTCCGCTTGCGTCTCCATAAAGATAAAAAATATTATTCAACTTGTATCTATCAACAAAGTATTCCCCTAAATAATAGGCTTCATTGTGTGGATACTCTGCATTTATCTCGTCAATTACTCTATAATCCCAATAACTAGTATGTCCGTTCCAAAAATCATTTTCAATAAATTCCTTCTGGATAACTAAGCCCGACATTTGAGGAGCAACGTTAAAATCTACCGTTAGGCTCAATGGTAATTTAGGATCGTATTCTAAGGTTTCGTAAACGTGCTTTGTTGTGTCGAAATGCGGAATAAACCGAGAACCTATTTCTATTTGCCCCCAACGACCTAACTTGTAAATCCTGTAGTAATTCTGAGACATTGAAGCCATGAAGTCTAATTGACTCTTATATGCCTTGTCTATGAACTTATTATCAGAATAGGTGGTATTTAGTATCCTTGTGGTTAAAACGTTCCTTTCGCCCGTTTCTTCGTCAATCGTAATCTTATCAAATTCCCAGACCTTATTCTTTAGCAATATTCGCATATCACTAATATTATTAGGCTGGTCTTCTTTATCCAATAAAAGCGGCTCCACAAACTCAACTAAGAAATGTTTTTCGCTTACTGGATTAAAGCTAAACACATATTGCAAAGGGTATTTAGTTATCCCTCTAAGCCTTAAATCAAGCTGTATAAAGTCATTACGCTCTAATTGGGTAACTTCCTCAACGTAAATGCCTGTTATCCCTTCAATAGACTTAATCTTCTCTTCATCGTCAATGCCTTTCATTATAATAAGGTTCCCGTTGGCGATACATTCGATACTACAAACGGTCTTATTGAACTTGAAGAAGTCTGTTAAGCCTAAATCTCTAATCTCATTCTTAACACGCTTAAAGAGTGAATCCCTAATGGTTGTGCCAAACTTACGAACAAAAAGAAAGATGTGATTAGCGTCATGTTCTTGCAGCATCCTTGCTATGAACCACTGAGAAGCATAAACGCTTTTTCCGCTTCCTGCACCACCAAAAAAGCCCAGATAACGCCCTTTGTAATTCTGGGCGTAGTCTCGGTATATTTCGTTTACTTTTATGTTAATGTGTGCTGTTGGCATTTATTTCTTTTTTATTGTCAACAACCCTATTATGTCACGATACAACCCCCAAGCCAATCTTTCCTTATCGGTCAACCCTTGGAATTCCTCCTGAGTAAGACACCCCCAACTAAAGTGCGATTGAATCTCCTTTAGTTCATCAATAAAAGCTTTTTGTAGGCAATTTTGTTCATTAGGTTTGAATTGAATCAAAGCAACAGGGTCGCCTAATAAGTGTAACGCAATACCGCCTTTAACCTCATACCCCAGAGACCCTAGAAGATGAGCGAATTCGTTATTGCCTAATGACTTCGTAAAACTCTTTGTTATTATTTCCATTTGTTTTTTTATGTTTGCGTAACTTCAAATACAAAATCTTTCAAAGCGTCCGTAGTGGTCGTCATGTCAAAGCCAAGCATTTTATTTAGTGCTGCGATTGCTTTTATTTTATCGTGTGTCTTTACTTTTACAACCTTAAGTGTAATGTCTTCTCCTATTGCGGTTTCGGTATGTGTAATCTCTGAAATAGCTGCTTTTTCCGCTGCCGTAAGATCGCCCCACTCTTTGAACTCGTGCCAGTTCTTTTTCAAGTCTGCGACATTGGAATATGCAATATCTTTTAATGCTAGTATATTCCTTAGTTTGGTTACTCCAGATAACTTAACAAGATTCTTTTGTATTTCCTCAATATAAGCTGAAATGTTAGCTTTTGTAAGCAATCGACTGGCATTGGCACGAGCGGTTGAGTCTTTCTTACAACTAGCATAGGCGGCTTTATACGCCCTTGACCCGTTAAAGTCAATGACGTACTCTTCGCAAAACCTCCTGTGCTCAAACTTTAACCCCTCCTTTTCCTCGCTCATTTCTTACGTTTTACTCCTTATTATCATTCAACATCGAAATGCCTACCAAGCTACTTGCTAACTCCTGCGCTTGCTTATTACTAAACGTAAAGCGAATAGAAACATCGTTTTCAGTCAACGTGATGCAAGCGAAACCGTTTATGTCCGCACCTACATTTATAGAGGTTATTATTGGCGGTGGGTTCGGTATGGCTTTTTGGTGTATTGATGGGTTCTTGATTTTTCCTTTCTTCATTACGCAATAGCTTTTTCAACCTCAAAAAGCAACTGGATCAAGCCTTTACACTTGTCGCTCATTTCGCTGTTGGGCGTTCCTGTTGGGGGTGTCGCTGTTTTTAGTCCTGCTAAAACTAAGTCCGTAAAATCATGCACACCGTAATCATTGCACCTAACCTCCCATACACCTTTGTCGTCTAAGCAAACCTCCAAGTTATGGTCGTCTTCTACTATGTCTACATTAACATTGAGTTGATGTAAAACATTAATTATCTTTACGTCTCGTTTTGTAATCTTCATAATATTTTATTTTACCTCGTACACAAAAAGCGTGTCGGGCTGGTTATTTTAACAATGATTTAAAAAACTTCGTACTCATGCACTTTCTAAAAGCCCAATCGGATATTCTTAAATGTGACTCTCTATCTGTCTTTGTTATCTCTTCGCCTATACCTTGAAGGATGTAATTCTTAAAGTGAGCGCATTCATGACTAAGTGTTACTATTTTATCCGCTGTAGGCTTATCTTTAAACGAATCAACATCGAACACAATACAAATAACACCCCCTTTTAATGGCGAAGTACAAAACGCATGAGAGTTAATTAAGCCGTCCTTGGTTTTAGATAAGTCCAAATCTATACTTGTTAGCCTTTTTGTGACCTTATCAAGGTGCTTTTGTTTGCTATACCGATAAACAATCAACTCTAACGTGACATCAAACATTTCATTATAAAAACTATCTACTTTTACTTTCATTACACCTCCAGTTTATCATCACCTAAGTACGGCTTTAGCGTTTCGGTAAGGGTGCGTATATTGTCTTCAAATGGTTTTGTATAAACATTACTGACAGATGTGTAGTGTAATAAATCCTTGTGCGCTTCAATCAAACCCCGAACCGCTGCAATCTGCTTTTGCATTTCAACGTCACGAGCTGCGAGCTTTTCGGCAAAGTATTTCGCAATGTTTTTCCCTTCAATGTCTGACCAAAACCCAACATTTATACTTCCAACTTTACACCAATTGCCATAATTAAAATCACAAGCCATTTGATATAGTATTTCTTCTTCTGTCATTTTGTTATTATTTTCGCAACAGTTATTTTTTTGATTAATTACAGATTCGCCATACAAGAAAGCCACCCTATTAACTCCTTCTGCTATTCCTTTGGCAACGAAATCCTTATCCATTTTTCCGATAATTTAAGTCATTCGAGAATGTCGAACAACTGATTTAAAAACGGGGCGCAACTAATTACGCCCCTATATTTTATGCTTACCAATTGGTAACACCCGTTTCATTATTACAGATGTACTATCTTTTTTATAATTAACAAGCTAAAAGTTTAGTGTTTTAAAAAAAATATGTATTAGTAGTTTGGTGACCGTTGATACATTTTAATGATATTTTAATAATTTAAGCCACTCGAAAGCCGAACAACTGATTTAAAAACGGGGCGCAACGCATTTCGCCGCTAATTACGCCCCGATATTTTATGAAACTTCTATAATATTGCAGCCCCATTTTTCGGCTAAATCTTTTGCAATCTGAACGCCCCCTTCAATCTTTCCAAGAAATACACAAACACCGTTTGATAGCTTGATATTCCGAATCATTGCTTCACGATCTCTTTCTATGCCTAAAGCTGTATTTCCGTACCAGCAAACCGAAGGTGTGCCCTCAATGCTTTCAAAGAAAAATGGAACGTCAAGTGGTATGCCTTTTTTCCCCAAAAGCTCTTTTGGAAGAAAACAATTGTGTGCTACGTGGTA